GATGTGACCAATCTGCTGTCAGATGTGGCTGGGAATTCCAGTGACATCACAGACATTCTTGGAAGACTGGCCACAGCAGAGGCAAACATAATAAGTCTGCAGACTGATCTAGCCACAGCCCAGGCAGACATCACCAACAATTATAATTCCCTTGATGCCAGAATTACGGCACTGGGGGGATAATGCAGCTAGCTAAAAATTCAATTTACAATGTTATTTGTGCCGCCATAAATGCAACCACTGATGTGATCACCTTGGGGAATTGGGTTGATGAAAGATGGATTCCAGAAAACATGTATGCTCAAACCGGGACCACAATTGCTAAAGCTTTTATCGGAAAGCTTTCATCATTTTCAGCACCTGAAATTCCACCTGAATTGATGGAGCAGAAAATATATTACCTGAGAAAAACAGGAAACAATGTCCAGAATCAAACACTGGTGAAAGTTTATTTGACCTATGAGGATGCACAATCTGAAATCAATGCGATTGATTTTCAAACCAGTGCGACAGGTGGTTTGTTTTCAGTTTATTTCTCTGATTATGCCTACAGATATTTAATTGCTTGGGCAGCAGCAGCACCAACACTTGAAGAAATTCCATGCTGTCCTCATGTTCCAGATGTTTACACGGACTGCCCCAATGTGGGAACACTTACTTATATGAGTGAAACACGGGACTTAAAAAGAATAAACATTCAATATTATTCTGGTGAACAGTTTCCAACAAATGGATCACTAAATTCTTATCAGGCAATTGAAAAAACATTTACAGATAATTCGGGTGGTGTCTGGAACTGCAAAATCTGGTTTAATTTTTATTTTGATAAATTTATTGAAAACATAGTGCAAAGGTATTTAGTTGTCTACATTTCTGGCAAATATCAATCCAATCCTAATTACACCATAAACGCTGAAATCTATTATTCATCTGGAAATAGTTTTTCAAAAAACATGACCCTAACCAAAGCGACTCCACTCGGGAACAATTACACAAATCAAAACCTGACTGAACTTACAGCTCAGGGATTCATTCCTGACACCATTGATATGTCATTCAGTGGAACCATAGCACCACCCAGCCAAATAAAAATATACATGCCTGAGGCATATTTTAGAAATTCCTATGTTGATCCATCAACATCCAATCTTGTTTTAAAACACATTAACCTTGGACTATTGGAAGAAACCTTAGTTTATGATCCTGAAACTTTAACATATTGGGGACCTCTTAGAACTTATGCTGGTATACCTGGACGCATGCACTACAGTATTTATTATTTTTATCCTTCTATATCTAGTGGCATTCAATATGTTGATTCAGATATTTTATATCAAAATACCAGCGGGTTTTTATCAGGTGTTTTTCCTATAACCATGTTAAATCCGCATGCTTTTCAAATGGGACATGCAGATTTTTTTACTTTTTATCCAACTTTACGCCTTGAACATTTTAATAGCCCAGGTGGGATAACATCTTATTTAAAGTTATTTTCAGCCCATGACCAATATGAAGGCTATCCTACCGGATTGCCAATGGGTGATGTCTGGTTTGATTCCAGAATTTATCAAAATTATAATGATCCTAATTATCAATTTGCAATTAACGCTAATTATAGACTACATCTTTCAATAGCTTTTAGTCGGTGGCAAAGTGCAAAAACACCATGGTTTGACACTCGAGACCCAGATTATTGGGATCAATCAAAAGCATTAGATCACTACAAGCAAAACATGTTTTACATCACATCAGTCCATCCAAACGCATACATCACCAGTCTGGGGATTTAATCATGGTAGTTCATTTTTCCCTGCATCCTAGCTGGTCTCAGTCTGTACTGTTGGCAGATGCAAGGAGGGCTGGGGTATCATTTGGGAAGGATCAGCACTGGCATTATCAGGGAATCACAGGACTTTATGTGTTTCAGCATGAATGCTTGGTCATTGAGATAATCGAAAAACCTGGGGAATATACCAGGGAAATGGTCACGAAAACCCTAAGACAGATTCAGGCACGATTGCTTCAGGACAGGGGAAAAAAGCATGGCAAGTGAAGTCAATTTCACACTGGACCAGGGCAGCACTTTTAGCCAAACCCTAGTCTATAAGGATGCTGAAGGTAATCTGGTTGACCTCACGAACTACACAGCCCGATCCAAAGCCCGTGAATCTCTGGAATCCAACACTGTGGTATGGAACCTGACCAGTGGCAATGGCATCACTCTGGGTGGACCGACTGGGGAAATCACCATCACAGTAGCTGCTAGTACAACTGCCACCTATGAAGCTGGATCCACCTTTGTCTATGACCTGGAACTTGTCAATGGATCCATAGTCACCCGATTGATTCAGGGGGTCATCACGGTATCAGGGGAGGTGACCAGATGAGTGATCAAATCATTTTGGAACCAGCACCCATTGTTGTCGTCCAGGACAAACGCCCCACCCTAGAAATCTACATGCATGGTCCAAGGGGTCTGAAGGGTGACAAGGGCGACATAGCACCAGACACCCAGTTCAGGAACCTTGAAGATGTGTTGATGGTAAACCTTCAGGATGGCCAACTAATCAAATACAACCAAGCTTTTGATTCATTTGTGAACTCTGACTATTTGGATGGTGGAAACTTTTAAGGAGCATCTTCAATGGCTAATACGATCAGGCTAAAAAGACGAAATACAGGGGCCAGTGGATCACCCGCAAGCCTTTACAATGGTGAACTGGCTGTCAATGAAGTGGGTGGATCCTCTGCATGGGTGGGGTATTATGGCTATGGGGATGCAGGTAGTGGGGTAGCATCTTCAGTGGTGGCTGCCTTTGGTCCTGGGGTCACAGGATTCCTGACTGGCACCCAGACATGGTCTGGAACTACCAACACTTTCACCTCTGATATCGTTCTGACTGGTACGGTCTCAGGCACAGGGATCAGCACTTATGTCACTGGCAAAAGGCTGGATGAATTTGCAGTCCCAACTTCAAACATCAGTTTAAACAGCAACAAAATCACCAATCTTGCAGACCCCACATCAGCACAGGATGCAGCCACCAAAGCATATGTGGATGCTGCCAGGAGTGGATTGGATGTCAAGGAATCGGTAAAAGCTGCAACCACAGCAAATATTAGCTTAAGTGGAACTCAGACCATAGATGGGGTGTCCCTGATTGCAGGGGACAGGGTTTTAGTAAAGAACCAATCCACTGCATCAGATAATGGTATCTATGTGGTTGCATCTGGTTCATGGTCTAGGGCCACTGATTCTGATTCATCAGGTGAATTCAACTCTGGTGCATTCACTTTTGTAGAGGAGGGCACAGTGAATGGTGGCAGGGGTTATGTGTTGACCACAGCCAATCCTATCACCTTGGGAACCACCAATTTAGAATTCACCATGTTCAGCAGTGCTGGTGCCATAGCTGCTGGAACAGCCTTAAGTTTTTCAGGAACGACCCTGAATGTGAATGCAGATGGATCCAGCATAACCACTAATGGTTCCAATCAGTTAGCTATTCATACTTCTTGGGCTGGCCAAACAGCAATAACAACCTTGGGCACGATCACCACAGGCACATGGAGCGCAACTGCCATTAGCCTGGCTAAAGGTGGAACAGGTGGTGATCTGTCAGCAGCATCTGATGGATCCATTTTCAAGAAATCTGGAACATCCTTGACTGCAGCCACTGCAGGAACGGATTACCTTAACAACAGCAGCACCATAGATGGTTCCACTTTCTAAGTAAGGACTATCCATGGCCAATGTAATCAAGCCCAAGAGGTCTTATACAGCAAGCAATACCCCCAGCCTAGCTGCTGGGGAACTTGCTATTCAGGCAGCCGATAAAAAGGTGTTTTTAGGCAACTCCAGTGGGACAGGTTCTATCCTTATTGCGTCCCTGTCACTTAGTGACATGGTTGGATCTACCAGCAACATTACAGAAGGAACCAACCTTTATTACACGGATGCAAGAGCCAGACTATCCCTGTCTGCTGGAACTGGCATCACATACAACAGCACCACTGGTGCCATCACCAATTCATCACCTGACCAGACAGTCACTTTAACTGCTGGCACTGGAATCAGCACCAGTGGAACTTATCCTAATTTTACTGTCACCAATAGTTCACCTGACCAAACAGTCACTTTGACTGCAGGTACGGGAATCTCAGTCACAGGTACTTATCCATCTTTCACTGTGACTAACAGTTCCCCCTCATTAGGTGGGACTGTCACATCAGTGGCAATGACAGTGCCAACTGGTCTTTCCATAAGTGGAACCCCTGTAACTTCTAGCGGTACTTTGGCTGTAACTTTAACGGCTGGATATTCGATTCCCACCACAGCTAGTCAAACCAACTGGGACACAGCGTACACAAATAGAATCACCAGTCTGACCACCACTGGTTCATCAGGTGCAGCAACCCTATCATCTAATACTTTGAATATTCCGACCTACACCTTAGCAGGTTTGGGTGGTCAGGCATCATCAACCAATCTGACATCCCTGTCAGGTCTAACTTATGTTTCTAGTTCATTTGTAAAAATGACAGCATCAGGAACATTCAGCCTGGACACATCCATTTATTTGACAGCAAATCAGTCAATAACTCTTTCTGGTGATGTGACTGGTTCTGGAACCACAGCAATCACCACTACTCTAGCAACAGTTTCCATTGCCAAAGGTGGAACAGGTCAGACTACCCAACAGGCTGCAATCAATGCTTTGACAGGAACCCAGTCTAGTGGGAAATATCTGAGATCAGACGGAACCAATGCAACTTTAGCAAGCATTCAAGCAGCAGATGTTCCAACCTTAAACCAAAATACAACTGGTAGTTCTGCAAGTTGTACAGGTAATAGTGCCACAGCAACAAGTTTGGCTGGTGGTGGTGCAGGCCAAATTCCATACAACACTGGATCAGGTGCCACTAGTTTTTTAGCTGCTGGTACTTCTGGTCAACTGCTGCAATCCAATGGAACTTCTGCACCTTCATGGGTAGCATCTCCAGGGGTGCCAACTGGATCATTAATGCCATATGCAGGATCTTCTGCCCCAACTGGATATCTGCTATGTGATGCTTCAGCAGTCAGTAGAACCACCTATGCAACCCTTTTTGGTGTTATCGGAACTACCTATGGTGCAGGGGATGGTAGCACAACTTTTAATCTACCAGACTTAAGGGGAAGACTTCCCATGGGTGCTGGTACAGGTACAGGGTTAAATTCATCTGGCACTGGCCTGCCTTCAGGAACAGCACAAACGGCAAGAACTAGGGGGCAATGGTTAGGGGAAGAAACACACCAATTGACCACTGCGAATATGCCGAGCCACTCGCATAATGGTGCGACTGGAAACGCTGGAAGTCATAGCCATACTTTATCCAAAGAAGTTTTGACTTATGTTGGTAGTGGCGGTAGCAGATATGATCCGTATCCTGGTTCTGTTTGGACAGGAAGTCCAGCAGCAGGGCTAACACTTAGCACACAGGCCGACCACTCGCACACCATCCCGTCTAATGGATCAGACGGCAGACACGCAACCATTCCTCCCTGTGTCGTCTTAAATTATATTATTAAAACTTAAGGAAAATCATGGAAATACTTATTAACGAAATAGAAACGATTGAAGGTGTAAAAGGATTCATCGAAACAAAAATAACGGATTTGAAAAGGCTTTTGAAAAACTATTTCAATGCGCAGGTTTAACAGCGCAAGGCCGAGAGCGAGCAACGAGACTTGGATCGGCTGGAATCGTATTTGACCAGAGATGAAATTAAACAGATCAGGACTTTATTAAAGGCACAGGTATAACATGGAATTTATTTGGAAATGGGTTCTTACTATCCTGACATGGCCTTTCATAGCTGGATTTTTATTCCTTGTGGTAATTGATCAAAAAATAAAACAGTGGAAACGGAAATAAACCATGAACCTAATACCATTCCTTTTATTAACCTTTAATCAGCAGGTAACCCTGCCTCAAGAAATCCATGGGCAACCTGGGCAATTCATTTCCATCCCCAGTGTGACCGACTGCAAGTCTGTTCAGTGGGTGGTACTGGATGCAGGGCTGAACCTGTTCCCAGTGGAGCTATTGCGAGACACCACCACAGCAGTGGTCAGTGCCAGCAGCCCAGGAAAATTCCGGGTATTGGCTTATGCAGCCAAAGGGGATCAAGCCAGCAAACCTAGTATCACCACTGTGATCATTGGGGATGCACCTGAACCAGTGCAACCTGATCCAGAGAATCTTGGCAAATTGGAAAGGGACCTGAAAGCAGTCTATAAAGCCTTGAATGAAGCAGGAAAACAGGAAAAGGCAATCAAGCTGGCTGCCATCTATAACAGCCTTGGCAAGGCAGTTCTAGGGGATGAAGTAAAAACTGCAGGGGAGGTGTTGATTCTGGCCAAGGAAGCAGTTGCAAGGGTGTTAAATCCTTCAGATTTGCGGGAAATAAGATCCAGATTACAATTGGAATTACAAGGGTCAGGATTTCCTGAGGATCCATCCAAGGAACTGGATGACAACTTAAGAAAATCCATGTCCAAAAAATTAATGGAAATTTCAACAGTCTTGGAACGAATAACAAAATAACCATGCCACCAACCAATCTGGGATGGATCCAGCCTGAGGACAGGACACCATACCAGACTGATGTGGATGCCAGAATCCAATCACGAATGCCCGTCTTTGCAATCAAGGGCAAATATGACACACCCAAGGAAGCACTGCTTTATAAATTTATTAAAAACCACAAGCCTTTCTACCAGCAAACCGGGTCCTGTGTGGGCTGTGGTTTGGGCATGGCACTTTGGTGCTTGGAATCTGTAGAGGTTCACCAGCTAGGCCAACTTGAAGATCCAACCTGCCCATTCTGGCTATTGCCCTATGGAAAAAGCAGGGAAATAGGTGGTCTCCATGGAAGGGGTGAAGGATCTTTTGGTTCTGCTGCCATTGAAGCCATTCAAAAGTTTGGTGTGCTGCCAGCCAATCATCCAGATGTGCCAAAATACAAGGTGACTGATGGGTCACTTATCTGGGGTGAAAAGGTGGAACTGGAATGGTCAGATGGGGAACACATCCCAGAAAAATTCCTGACGCCAGCCAAAAAACACCTTGTCAAATCTTCAGCCAGGCTGCATTCAGCAGATGATTGCAGGGAATCCCTGATCAATGGCTACCCCATCACCTGTGCTTCCAACTGGGGTGGGGAAATGTCCCCACCCATCAAGGGAAATCCAGCCATCCTGCTAAACAAGAAGGTGACCACTTGGGGTCATCAGATGTCCTGCCTTGGGTGGGTGAATCATCCAGAATTTGGGGAAATATTCTGGATTCAAAACAGTTGGGGACAAAGTCACGGAACCAGCCCTGGCAACTATGGCGAGCCTGCTGGTGGATTCTGGATCAAGGCGATTGAAATGGATTGGATTTGCAGGACAGGGGAGGTGTTTTCCCTGTCTAATTTTGCGGGATTTCCCGCACAGAAGTTGGATTGGTTTATCTAAGGGGATTTATATGGACTTAGTTTTGGCAGCAGTATTGGCATCCATGGAAGCGGACAAAGTGGTGGCTGAGGCCATCAGGGATTCATCCTGTGCTGAGTGCAGGAAGTTTCACCAGCAGGTGACAAAATCTGTGGATGGGTGCAAATCCTGTGGACAGGTCAGCACCAAGCCATCCATGGAAAGACTTTCCAGATTTCGGTCATTTAGGATCAGATCCAAAGGGGGATGCTGTGGGGGCTGATTGGATAACTATCATTGAAAAACTAGGGCTGCCAGTGGCAGCATTGGTGGGCCTGTCCTATGGTGTGTTTCAAACCCTTAAATGGTTTGGTCATAACATTGTAATGCCACTGCACCAAAGACACCTGCTGTTTTTGGATCGTCTTGAAAACAGCATAGATAAAATCTGCAGCACTCAAGCAGACCAGAATTCACAAATCATCAATCTGGCTAATAAGATCAGCCAAAACAAGGGGGCATAATGCTTTACCCATTCCCACAAGATCTGCCCTATGAAGGGATAGCACTGATCATAGATAAACTTAGGGGCAAGGATGTCCCTTTGAAATCAGTGGTAAATGCAGCATGGAATTTGGCGGGCTATGCTGCAGCCCAGGTGACACCAGAGGAACCCAAGGTCATTGGTGACATAGACTGCACCAGTGATGAAGCTGCTGAAATGCTGGAAAACCTTCTGGCATCAAAGGATGGCATGGTGATGATGGTGCCCTGGGTGATTGTCCTGAGAATTGCTCTTAAGATTCTCATGGCAGCTTTCTAACATGAAAGTTTTTGGCGGGAAACCAAGGTCCACCAAATGGCCAAGTCTCAGGAAAAAATTCCTGACACAAAATCCATTTTGTGCAGCATGTGGGAACACCAAGCCAACCCAGATGGAGGTGCATCACATCTATCCCTATTCATTTCCTGATGGGGACAAAAGGGAACTGGAATGGGATAACCTGGTCACCCTTTGCAATGGTCCAGGGAAATGTCACTTTGTCTGGGGACACCTGCTAAGCTGGTCTTCCTACAATCCAAATGTGATAATGGATGTTAAGAGGTTCTATCGGAAAATAGAGACCAGACCATCTAAATAACTACACACGGAAGTGGCAACCATGAGTGACCATGGCAACAGTCAGGATGATTCAGTGTCTATCATGTCTTAAGATTAAACCACACAAATCACGCTATCTTTGCCTTGCATGTTATCAGCATCCAAAGGCCCAAAAATTCAAGATTAAGACCAAGTTTAGGGTAGACCGGGAAGACAAGAATGAAGCCTTAAAAACCCCAACCAAGCTTCCTGAAAAGCCAACCAATCATCCACCCGGATCTCCTGAAAAAATTGAGGTGATGCGATTAAGATGGATCAATAACACACACATCCATCACCCGGATGATGTGGGGTTGGTGCCATCAGAGATGAAGTAAATTTTAAAATAATCTTGACACCATGTTAACTAATCCAATACCATCCATTCAGTTAGAGGATGGAGCCTGTGTCATATCTATTTGGTTCCAGTCGGGGTAACGGGATTTGAACCTGCGACCTCTTGGTCCCGAACCAAGATACCTAGTCCATCCTCTAGGTTTGCCCAGTAACTTGTTTGGAGGATGGAACCATGATTTCTACAGTTTCAGTTTCTTTTGATGAATTTCTTAACTACCTGCAGACCTATCTGCAGAATTCCACAGAACTGACAACCCATAGGTGTTGTCACAAAAAGTTCTTGGAGATTGTTCCCAGTGACCTAAGCCTGAAAAGACTGACAGTCCAGCACATCAGGAAATTCAGGGATCACATGATAGGTCTGGGCCTTAGCAGGAAGACCATCCGGGAATACCTGAACAAAATCATCAGGTGGGTGGGCTTTGCCTGGGAGAGGGGTCAGGTCAGCCAGTCCACATTCCTGGCTTGCAAATCCATCTGGCAGCCCAACCCAAGGCAGGGAAGGCCACCTGTCAGGACTAAGCCAGTCCAATGGACTGAACTACAAGACATCATTCCCCATCTGCCCATTCCCATCCAGCAGTTGATTCAGCTGCATTGGCACACGGCTGCAAGGCCTTGCGAGATTGTCAGATTAAATGCCAATGAACTGGAACAAGTGAGTCCTGATCTTATGATCTGGAATTTGAAAGACCATAAAGGATCTTGGAGAGGGGAAGGAAGGTCTTTATTTTTGGGGCAAAGTGCCATCAATATCTTGGCTGGCATGAAACCATCTGTTGGTGGGTTTTTTTTCCCGTCAAAAAAAAATAAATTAGGATTTATTTCACGGCTAACCTACCAGCGGATAGTGAAAAAATGTACAGTGCATCTAACCAAGAAGGGAATCCTTAAGCATTCAGGATGGAGCCTGAGAGGTATCAGGAACGGAAGGGCAAGACAGATCCAACAGCAACACGGGCTGGAAGTTGCCAGGGTGATGCTGGGCCACACCCACCAATCCATGACCTCTCACTATGTTGGTCAGTCAGCAGCCACTGCAGACCTGATCAAGGCTTTAAATATTAATTAACCCACCCTTTATGAAAGGATTCTCAACATGTCACATCAGGAAGATCAGATCAGGATTCACAAGGATGAAGCCCAGGCCATGGATGGCCTTTTAAAAAACCAAAAGCCTAAACGCAAGTGGCCCAAGCACTGGAAAAAATTCACGGAACTGGAAAGTCTAATCATCCAGACTGTGAAGACTGGTTGCCTAACATCAAAGGGCATTTCCAATGCCTTGGATTTGGAAAACAGCAGCACATTCAGATCCAAGCTGGCTGACCTGGTGGAAAGGCTGATCCTTATCAAGACCAGGAACGGCTACCAACTCAATAAATGACATCAGCCTGATGTCAGACAACCAAGATTATTTGTCAGCTACAATGCAAACTGACAATAGCAGACAATAAAGATAAATTAAGTTTATGGAGGAATATTAATGGCAAGGATCAGTAAGCCCATGGCAAATCTACTTGCAGACCTGATGACTAAGGTCTTTGAGTATTCAGCACAACTGCACCCGGAAAACACTTTCCGGGAACAAAGAACCCTTGAAAGGAGAATTAGCAAGCATCTGGAAACGATTGTGGAATATTTGGCGGTCATTCATGAAGAAGGCCTAAACGACATAGATGAGGAGGAAAACAGGGATGTTGATTCTTAAGCGGGACATAGATGAAAAAGTGGTGATCTGGAGTGACACCAACCCGGACCACCAGTTGAAAGTTAGCTTCAGAAAGTTGACGGATGGAACCTATCAAATGTGTTTTGATGGGCCAAAATCATTCAAGATTTTTAGAGAAGAGGTATTAAATGAACGCATTGCGAGTCCAAAATAACATGAATGGATCATCAGTCATAAAGGCTGATTCAGTGCTGGTCCAGGGTGACCTTGGCAGCATGGATGAAAACCAAAGGGCTGCCTATTATTTGCGGGTCTGTGAAAGTCTAGGTCTTAACCCACACACCCAGCCATTTGAATTCATCAAGCTTAATGGACAATTAAAACTGTACGCAACACGGGCCTGTTCTGACCAGTTAAGAAAGATCCATGGAGTATCAATAACCATTCATTCAAGGGAACTGGTGGAAGACATCTACACAGTGGTGGCCAGGGCTGAGGATGCTTCAGGCAGGACTGATGAATCATCAGGGGTTGTCACTGTCAAAGGACTGTCAGGTGAAGCCAGGGCAAATGCATTGATGAAGGCTGAAACCAAGGCCAAAAGGCGGGTGACACTGTCTATCTGTGGTCTTGGATGGCTGGATGAAACTGAGGTGGAATCAGTGCAGGCTGTTAAAGCTGCACCTGGACCAGTCAAAGTTGCAGCACTTCTAGCCCCAGTGAAGGAGCCTGAAAAGCAAAGTGACCTGAGTGAATTTAGGGAACTCTGTCTGGCTGTGGAAAACAATTTCCCTGGAACACTTTCCAAAATGCTGAAGCATTACAAGGTAGACAGTGTGGAAGCCATGCACGAACAGCAGATGACTGAGGCTAAGAAAAACCTCAAGAAGAAATTGGAGGTTAAATAATGAGCATTCTTGATCTGGCCTCAGGGGCCAAGATTTTGGAATTTTGGGTGGAGAAGGAATCAGCAGAGGCTGGGGAACTGGATCCTGTGCTTGATGAATTGCTTCAGGAACTGGAAGGCAAGATTGAAGACAAGGTGGAATCATACTGCAAAATCATCCGGGAACTGGAATTGACTAGCAAAGCCAGGGCTGATGAGGCTGCAAGGATTAAGGCTCTATCAGACCGGGATGGGAACACTGCCAAGCAGATGAAGAATCGGCTGCAGTATTTCTTTGGGTTGCAGAATGTGAAGAAACTGGAAACCAAGACTTTTCGGGTTTCCATCTGTGCGAATGGTGGACACCAACCAATCAAAGTGGATGTGCCACCAGAACAGTTACCAGTTGAATTCCAAAAGATCACACTGTCAGCAAATACTGATGCCATCAGGGAGGCATTGACCATGGGCACTTCCCTGCCTGGTTGCGAACTGTTGCCCAGGGGTGAACATCTAAGGATTAAATAAGAAAGGATTTTTATCATGAGCAGTGCATTTAGTTTGGATAACCAAGTTGATTTGAAAAGTGACAAACTTCCCAAGGTTGAATCTTTGCCAGATGGTAATTATTCAGGTTGGATAACCAGTGCAGGAATTAAAAAACTTGAACTGACAGAAGGACCCAGGACCATATTTGAAATTGTCTTGAAGGTGAATGGGACACCACATCAATTGACTTACTGGCTGACATCTGATGGCAACATGAGAAGGTGTCTTACCAGCATGAAAAGAATTGGATTTGATGTGATGCAATGGGGTCCAAACTATGGAAGGCCATACACCCAAGAACTTGCCACAGCAGGTGAACATATGATTGGTTGTACCTTGCACTTTAAAAAGGGAACCAGTGGTGATTATGCAACCATAGGCCTTGAATCCTTGGATGAATCCACCAAGGGTCAGGAACCAGTATCTGATGCGGATCTGCCTTTTTAACTCTAAGTCGCACAGGGAAGGCAGAAGGGTGGTGGATTGTTTTCACCACCCATATTTTAAAGGGGTGAAACATGGATGTAGTCACACTGAAAAACACAGAATTCCCAGCAGATTTCATGGCCAATCTGGATCATGAAAAGTGCATAGCACTTCTGGATCATCTGGTCACAGAACCCATCATCAAAACCAAGGTCAAGTGCAAACAAATGTCCATCACATTGCGTGATGGCCATGTCTCATTTGACTTTCATTTAGAGGCCCTAGCCGGGCCAACTGATGGCCTGATCATCATAGAACCATTCATTATCAGGGATGAAACAGACCTTAGGGGATGGTTGCAGCAGATGTCATGCCTGGGCTGCAAGGTCTGGGAATGGGGACATGGTAAACCACTGAACTTTCTTGAAGGGTGGGATGTGGCATCAGGTTTTCTGGTTGATTCAACTTTGGTTGCTTTTCAGATTCCTGATGGTTTTGTTTTGTTCTCTGCTGAGAATGTGCTTTACACAGCCATTTGCAATGAATGCACCAGGCACAGCCCGGACTGTTGGACGGCCAAGGAACTGGAAAAGTGGCTGGACATTCATGAATGGATAGCATTTCCAGATGGGCAGCAGGTGCTGCACTATTGCAGAAAATGCGTCAAAAAAATAATCAAGTTTTAGGCCACCAAGGGTCAGCACCCTGCCAGGGTTTTGAAATTCTACCTGTCAGGGTGCATCCATCTTATTAAGGAAATCCATGTCTAAAAAAATCATTTCACCATTACCAGAAGCACAGCATGAAAAGATTCAGGCATTCATGGACAAATGCCTGGATCTGATCCGGGAAAGGGCTTCTGATTATGAACCACCAGAAATTAGCCTGGGGAAAATAGCGTCACTCTGGTCTGAATATCTTGGGTCAGATGTCAGGTCCTATGATGTGGCAGTCATGATGTGTCTGCTTAAGATTGCCAGATTATCCAAGGGTCATCATCAAGATTCATTGGAAGATGGAGCAGCTTATCTTGCTTTGGCCAATTTATTGAAGGATGAAGTATGACATTAAAGACAGTCACCAAATCCAGCCCATGCCCTATCTGTGGAAAGCCTGACCAGTGCAGCAAGAATGATGATGGGTTGGTCTGCTGCTGGCGGGTAACAGGACCAGTGAACGGATGGGCCATAAAGAAAACTGAGACTGGGAAAGATGGCAGGGATTACACACTTTACACTCAAAACACCATGTCATCCTATCAGACCACCAATTACAAGGCACCAGTGACAGATTTGAAAATAGCTGCTGTCTATGAATTTATTTTGCGTAAATTACCAGTGTGCAATGAAGATTTAAAACAGTTAAGAGACAGGGGCATCATGAATGTCAATGGGCGGATTTTATTTGCCTTGTCTTTTGGCAGCATGCCATTTCATAACAGTGCAGACAGGGGTGAAGTTGCCCAAAAACTGTTGGAAAAATTTGGTGATGATATCTATAGGGTTCCTGGGATCAGCAAAAACTGCCCATCAGGAAAGGGTGTAAAGCCTTGGATTGAAGGCCAGGAAGGGCTGATGATACCAGCCAGGGATTATGCTGGAAACATCACTGCCATCATGCTGAGGCCAAGAATCAGGGGAGAAGGCCCAAAATATCTTTTCATGAGCAGCAGCAAACATGGTGGAGCAAGTGCCACACCATCCCTGCACTTTTCCATTCAATTTAAAACCAATCACAGGACTGGCAAACCTATTTTCATCACTGAAGGCTATCTTAAGGCTGATGTCCTGTGCATGGTTCATGGTCTACCAGTTCTGGGAACACCAGCAAACAATGTGGAACCCGCAAACTGGTTCATATCATCCAACCCCTTGGAAACATTCATTTTGGCATATGACCAGGATGCCAATGAAACAGCCAGAAAAACCACATCCTTGAACCTGTTGAAAACCTTCATCAAGTTTCCCGAACATGACATCAGAATGGCAGTGTGGGATGGATCCAAGGGCAAGGGGCTGGATGACCTGTTGGCTGCCAAGGGTGAATATGAAATCTTGGACAGGCAGAAATCCATCCAGTATCTGGAACAGTTTGCCACCATCAAGGAACTGAACAAAAACCAATATCTTGAGCAATCCAATGCTGAGGACATGCGGTCTGAATGGTCTGAATGTCTGCTGCTAAAAAACAGGTTTGGGAAAAACATCAGTTTTATTAATGAATGGGATGATTTCCTGATCTGGTCAGGTGGCATTTGGAAAAGGGACAAATATGGGCCACACATCCTTTATAAGACATTCCTTAGGGAAAGACTGGAATTCCAACTAAACAAACTGGGAAACCCTGACACCAATGAGGCACTGGAATGCAGCAGGGTGAAATGGTTGAAAAGTTGCCAGAAATTGGGCAAACTAAACAGCATCATTTCCCACATTAAAAGTGAATCAGACCTGAGGAAATTTGTTCATGAAATCCCGGTCATTAGAAATGTTTTGGCATGTCCAAATGGAACCATAGACCTAACCAATGGGGAATTAAGGAAGCATAAAAGGTCTGACTGGCAGCAGGCCATGTGTCCCACCAATTACAATCCCCAGGCAAAATGTGACAGATGGCTGCAGTTGCTTGATGATGTCTTTTTAGGGTCAAAGGACCTTATCAGGTATGTCCAAAAACTTTTCGGCATGGCTATCACAGGTCAGCCCAATGACCACCTTTTCCCAGTGTTTTGTGGTGATGGTAGGAATGGAAAGTCAACCATCCTTGGAACCATTCAACAGGTTCTAGGCTCAGGGCTGGCTGCCCAGGTAAATTCCAACCACCTGTGCAAAGGAAATGATAGTCACCCAACCTGGCTGGCCAGCTTTCATGGGAAAAGACTTATGGTTGCACAGGAAACAGCCAGGGGTGCTGAACTTAATGTCAGCCTGGTCAAATTGCTTACAGGTGGGGACATGATCACCTGCAGAAGAATGCATGAAAATGAATGGCAGTTTGCACCAACCCACACCCTGATTCTTTGCACCAATGAAAAACCCAACATCCCTGAAAGCAACACAGCCATTTGGTCAAGGATTAGCCTAGTGCCATTTAAGGCCAGTTTTAGCCTGGAGAATGGGAATCTTGACACATCACTGCCAGTGAAGATCATGGAAGAATCTGAGGGCATTCTAAACTGGTTGGTTCAGGGTTCACTTCTGTATCAGCAGGAAGGGCTGACCAAGCCTGATGAAATCATTAGGCAGGTCCAAGAATACAGGGAAGATAATGACCCAGAACAATCCATTACAGTCTGGTTGAACCAGTTTAGCTGGCCCAGAAAGAATGAAGATGATGAAGGTGATGAACTCAGGTCATCCACCCTGCATCAGTTCTATTGGGACTGGTGCCTACATAATGGAATCAGACACCTGGGAATCAAAAACTTTTCAATTGCACTCACAAAGGAACACAGGGGGCTGGTATACAGAACCCTTGATGGGTGCAGAGTATTCAAGAAAAAATCATCTAAAACTTAAATCATATTAGATAACTTAGATAACTTAGGTATCAAGTGGACATGACTAAAAATTCAGTGGACTTAGTGGACTTCATGTTTTTTCCAAAAGTTAGAATAGGAATCAAAATGCTATTAGGAATTTTGGTTAATTTGGGTAGTCAGTGGACTTGGT